CTAGACGCTGAAGCAGAATTAGCAAACATCTTGTCTGCAGAAATTCTTGCTGAAATCAACCGCGAAGTAATTCGTACAATCAACTTAAAAGCTAAATTAGGTGCAGCACAAGCTGATCTAACAACTCCTGGTACTTTTGACTTGGATACAGACGCTGACGGTCGTTGGTCTGTAGAGAAGTACAAAGGACTACTTGTACAAATTATGCGTGAAGCTAATGTTATCGCTAAAGAAACACGTCGCGGTAAAGGTAACTTCCTAATCTGTTCATCAGACGTAGCTGCTGCACTATCTGCATCAGGTATGCTTGATTATACACCAGCTCTTGCTGGTAACGCTGGCTTGAACATCGATGACGCAGGCAACACATTTGCAGGCACAATCAACGGTGGCATGAAAGTGTATATCGATCCATACGCTGCTGTTAACTATGTTAACATCGGTTACAAAGGTACAAACGCATACGACGCAGGCTTGTTCTACTGTCCATATGTACCATTGACAATGGTTCGTGCAGTTGGTGAGAATTCTTTCCAACCAAAAATCGGCTTCAAAACTCGTTACGGCATGGTTGCTAACCCATATGTGGGAACAGCAGGCGCAGTTGATAACACAGGTGTTGATCGCGAAAACCAATACTACCGTATCTTTAAGGTAGACAATATCTTAGGCGAAGGCTAAACCCTCCCTACATAGCTATTAATAAGGGCGGCCGAAAGGCTGCCCTTTTTTTGTTATAAATAAAGGTATAAGGAGACTACTATGCCATATCAAGCAGACATTAATTTTCAAGAAACAGCAAGCGCTACGTTAGTAGATAATCTATCATTCCTCGCACCAGCAGGATTTAGACTTGTGATTGATTCACAGAAATATCCTAATGCACAATACATGGTTCAGTTAGTTACCTTACCAGATCTATCTGTATCTCCTGCTGTACTAAATACTCCAAAGAGAAACATTGGTTTAGCACCAGATAAGATTGAGTACAATCCATTTGATATAACATTTCTTGTTGACGAATCATTACTTAACTATAAAGAGATTCATGATTGGCTTCTTGGAATGGTTACTGAAGATGATTATGGTGTACGTAAGACTCGTGATATGACATTACAAGTATTGAATAGCCATAACAATATTGCACAAGAAATACAGTTTATTGACGCGTATCCTATCAATCTAAGCTCGTTGCCATTTGATACTACTGCAACTGATATACAATATCTAACTGCTGCTGTGACTTTTCAGTACTCTTACTTTAAGTTTAAGCCAATTACCTACTAGTATAGATACTATTGATTAATATGAATAACGGTGAATAATATGATGAACATTGAAAAAATCTTGGAAATGTGGAAAGAAGACTCAAAGATTGATGAGCTTCGTTTAGATCAGGCATCTATAGATTCTGCTAAACTACATGCCAAGTACTTAGAACTTCTAACAACAACAAAACTCCAGCTAAAGCGAAAAGATATGGAATTCAAAGTCCTTCTTAAACAGAAGTGGCTATGGTATAATGGTAAGCTCACTAAAGATCAGATTGATGAACTTGGCTGGGAATACGATGCACTTAACGGACTGAAAGTTTTGAAAGGTGATATGGATTACTACTATGATTCAGATCCTCATATTCAAGAATCACAAGCACGTATAGAGTACATTAAAACTATTAAAGAAACTCTTGAAGAGATTATTAATAATATTCGATGGAGACATTCTAGTATCAAGAATGCAATAGACTGGAGAAAATTCGAGTCAGGTGCATAATGTCTGAAACTATCAGCGTTAAGAAAAAGAATCACGCTTATCTTACGATAACAGCAGATCCAGGTATCATGAATGAGATATGCGATTTCTTCACATTCTTTGTTCCAGGATATAAGTTTATGCCAGCTTATAAAAATAAGATGTGGGATGGAAAGATACGTCTATTCGATATAAGGTCTGGTGATTTACCAGGAGGATTGTTTGCATACATTCAAGAGTTTGCATCTACGCCTGGTAGGGACTATCATCTTGAGATAGAACACGATGCATACTACGGTGTGCCATCTACAGAGTCTGCGGTTGATATGTCGTTTGTAGATGATCTTACTTTAACTTCAAATGGTAAAGCAATTGAACCACGTGAATACCAACTTGATGCTGTTGCGCATGCACTATCTAAAAAACGCGCTCTTCTAATATCACCTACAGCTTCAGGTAAATCTCTAATCATATATCTTATCATTCGTTGGTTCTTAGATAGGTTTGATAAGAGAGTATTGATCATTGTACCTACTACTTCTTTGGTACAACAGATGTATTCTGACTTTGGAGATTATAGTCAATTCGATGATAACTTTAATCATGAAGAGATGATTCACCGCATCTATTCAGGTAGACCTAAGTTTGCAGAGAATGAAAGAATTATTGTATCTACTTGGCAGTCCATATATAAACTAAATGCAGAATGGTTCAGTCAGTTTGGTATGGTTATAGGAGACGAAGCACACAATTTTAAAGCTAAGTCTTTAATATCAATACTATCTAAAATGCGAGACTCTGAATATAGATTCGGAACAACTGGTACATTAGATGGAACACAGACACATAAGCTTGTTCTTGAAGGACACTTCGGACCAGCACATTATGTGACTACAACAAAAAGTCTTATGGATTCAGGCGCATTATCTGAATTAGAGATCTCTATGATCTTGCTTAAATATCCTGAAGATATACGCAAGGGATGGGGTAAGAAGAAATATCAGGAGGAGATGGACTATATCGTTGCATATGAAAAACGTAATAGCTTTATCACTAACTTAGCTTTAGATCAGGATGGTAATACGTTAGTATTATTTCAATATGTTGAGAAGCACGGTAAACCTCTATATGATATGATTAAGAAGAAAGCTCATGCTCGTAGACAGATATTCTATGTGTCAGGCGAGACAGGAGCAGACGTAAGAGAAGACATCAGAAAGATTACTGAAACTCAAAAGAACGCTATCATTGTTGCATCACTTGGAACATTCAGTACTGGTGTTAATATTAGAAACCTGCATAACGTGATATTTGCAAGTCCATCTAAATCTCAAATTAAAGTACTACAGTCAATTGGCCGTGGTCTTCGTAAGTCTGATAACGGTCAAGCAACTAAACTATTTGATTTAGCTGATGACCTACATTGGAAAGCACGTAAGAACTATACATTACTACATGCAGCAGAGCGTATGAAGATATACGGTAAAGAAAAATTTAAATATAAGATATATGAAGTGGATATATAATGAAAGACGAAGAATTGAATGACGTAAACATTCAGCACTTTAAACTAATTAATGGAGATGAACTTATTGCATTAGTACGTGGAAGTGAAGGTTCAAGAATTTTACTTGAGTTTCCTTTAATGCTTAATGTAATGCCTATGGGTAGTGGTAAAGAATCTTTCTATTTTACTGAATGGATGCCAATGACTAAAGATGAGGTGATACAAGTATATGCAACTAGTATTATATCTCATAGCGAATGCACAGACGAATTTAAAGAACATTATATTCGAACAGCTCTTAAGTTTAAGCAGACAGAAGCTCCAAAATACAACTATACTGAGGATGATATATATGATGACGATGATGAAGAGTATGATAACGTAATACCTATAAAGACTACCATCCACTAAGGTAGTATACTCCTCCTCCTCAACAACCACTCTTTAATTATACCATACTTTGCCAACTTTGTACACGGCTAAATGCGTATAATATGAAAATAATTTAATAAAATAATAGTGTACATTTCCTTAGAATCGTAGTATAATATACTTAACGCGATAAAATATACTAGGAGTATATAATGACAAAAATCAAACCAAAGAACAAACCTCATTATGTCAACAATAGAGAATTCTCTTACTCTGTAGTTGATTATGTAACGAAAGTTAATGCAGCACAAGAAGCAGATTTACCTTTGCCAATTGTACCTGATTATATTGCTCAATGCTTTCTTAAAATATCAGAAGGTTTATCACACAAATCTAACTTCATTCGTTATACCTATCGTGAAGAAATGGTAATGGATGCAGTTGAGAATTGTTTAAAAGCAATAACAAACTATAACATTGAAGCTGCTACTCGTACAGGTAATCCTAATGCGTTTGCTTACTTCACTCAGATATGCTATTACGCATTCTTACGCCGTATTGCAAAAGAAAAGAAACAACAAGATATTAAATTCAGATGGATTGAAAAAGCCGGTGTTGATGATTTCTTATCCTATGGTGATGCAGACACGGGTGGTGCACCTGGTGGAACTGAACGTGCTTTCGTTGAAGAGCTACGTGGAAGAATCGATAAGATTCGTGAAGTTGATAACTCATTAAAAGAGTTTGGTAAGAAAGAGAAAGCAGAAGAGAAAGAGCGTAAAGCAAAGGGTCTCGAACTGTTTATGGGTGCTTAACATGCCACGTATTACAGTATTTGGAAATGGCTTTGTAGGATCTTCTTATGCAGATCTATTTGAAGAGAACGGCTATAACGTTATTCGTGTAGATCCTGCACAAGGTATGATGCCTACAAAGGAAGCTTACTTAAGGCCTTCTATTGTATGTGTACCAGCTCCTACTCTCGAAGATGGAACTATTGATTATTCTATCATAGATGATATTATCAGTAAGGTTAAACGACCTATACTTATTAAAAGCACTATACTTCCTGATTATGCAGAGAAGATTAGTAAGAATGATCCTAACTTGATATACTCACCTGAATTCTTAACAGCTTCTAATGCAGCATCTGATATAAGATCTCAAAAGGATGTAGTATTAGGTGGTAGGAATACATTGTTCTGGGCATTGTTGTTTAAAGCTATTGGTAAAAATATTCATAGAACAGATGCAAGAAGTGCATCATTCATGAAGTATACAGTTAACAGCTTTCTTGCTACTAAAGTTGCATTTATGAATGAGCTGTATGAACAATATGGTGGAGACTGGAAGGGTCTTAAGTCTCTATTAGAATTAGATCCTAGATTAGGTACATCGCATTTTGATGTGCCAGGACCTGATGGAGAACGTGGGTTCGGTGGAGCCTGTTTCCCAAAGGATGTACAAGCATTCTTAAAATTCACATCAAACGAAATGAGCGTTTTAGATAAAGCACAATCAGCTAATAAAAAGTGGAGAGCATAATGAGTTATAGTGTATTATTAACAGGTCACGAAGGATACGTTGGCAGTCATCTATTAACTGAACTTGGTAAAAGAGAAGTTATTGTTGGTACTATTGATGGAGATTTACTTGATGTAGATTGGGAATCAAAGAGTAAACAATTTGATATGGTAGTTCATCTTGCAGGTCTTGCTGGTGTTCGTAGATCGTTTAGAGAACCTGAAGAATACTATAAGAATAATGTTGAACTATCAAGACGTATCTTTAAATACTGTGAGCGCACAAGAACAGAAGTAATTTATGCGTCTTCATCGAATGCTCATGAGTGGTGGCTAAATCCATATGCAACTACTAAACAAATGATTGAAGAAATGGCATCAATGCTTACTGTTAAACATATTGGCATGAGATTTCACACTGTTTGGCCAGGACGTGAAGATATGCTTTATCGTAGATTGCAGAAGAAAGAAGTAGACTATATTAATCAAGATCATTTTAGAGATTGGATTCATATTGAAGATTTATTAAATGGGCTGTGTACAATCATGCAAAATTGTTATACAATAGACCAATCAGTAGTTGATATTGGTACAGGTCATGTGACACCGGTTTCAGAGCTAGCTAAGAAACTAGACTTTAATGGTGAACGTCGTAAAGGCGAAGCACCAGGTGAACGTATGGCAACACGTGCTGATATTCAATATCTGTTAGATTTAGGTTGGACTCCTAAGCATAATATTATGAACGAAGGTTAATATGAAAGTAGCTATCTTAAACGACACTCATTGTGGGTGTCGTAATTCATCTGACATTTTTATCAGATATCAAGAGCGGTTCTACGAAGAATCGTTCTTTCCCTACATGGAAGAACATGGCATTAAACAGATATTGCATCTTGGTGATTACTATGATCACAGAAAGTATGTAAACTTTAAAGCTTTAAACTCTAATCGTAAAGTGTTTCTTGATCGTATTCGAGAACTTGGTATTCATATGGATATCATTCCTGGTAACCATGATGTATTCTATAAGAACACGAACGACTTATGTTCTCTTAAAGAGTTGTTAGGTCACTATACTTCTAATGTTAATATCATTATGAAGCCTAAAGTATTAAACTATGATGGATGTGATATCGCTGTACTACCATGGATTAACAACGAAAACTATGGTGAGTATACTGACTTTCTTAAGAATTGTAAAGCTTCTATTCTTGGCGCACATCTTGAATTAGTTGGTTTCGATATGATGAAAGGTATGCCAAATACACATGGTATGACTACTGAATTGTTTGATAGGTTTGAGCTTGTTATGTCAGGCCATTTCCATACTAAATCAAATCAAGGTAATATCCACTATCTCGGTAGTCAAATGGAATTTACATGGTCAGATGCACACGATAATAAGTACTTTCATATCTTTGATACTGATACACGTGAACTTACTGCAGTACGTAATCCTATAACTATTTTTCAAAAAGTGGTGTACGACGATCAAAAAACAGAGTATAATACATATGATGTAGAAGCTCTACGTGATAAGTTTGTTAAAGTTGTGGTTGTTAATAAGTCAGAACCATATCTCTTTGATAGATTCATTGATCGTATCCAAGGAGTTGATACTCACGAATTGAAGATTGCAGAGACCTTTGATGAGTTCATGGGTGAGAACGTAGATGATTCTGATATTTCTATTGAAGATACCACTACGCTCCTTGACTCTTATGTTGATGCAGTTGAAACTGACTTGGATAAAGATAGGATTAAGAATATGATGCGTGGTTTATATGTAGAAGCTCAGAACCAAGAGGTCGTGTAATGATTAAGTTTAAGAGTGTATCATGGAAGAACTTTCTTTCTACTGGTAATGAAAAGACTACTGTTCAGCTTGACCGTTCACCTACAACATTAATCGTTGGTCAGAATGGCGCAGGTAAGTCTACACTGCTCGATGCATTGAGCTTTGCTTTATTTGGTAAAGCT